TTTTAGACGTTATTACATCAATACTTTTTCCAGGGGAGAAGTACTTTGTTTTAACAATTAACGAAACCGACTTTACTTATGACGGCGTTCATTATTACGACCTTGCGACAGGGGAAAAGATTATATGACCTATCAAGTTGACGAATTGAGTTCATTGAAGAGGCATTGGATTTTACGTAACTCAAATATTCCACGCAGGTTTATGGGATTAGAGCCATCTGACATGATTACAGATTTCCCTCCAGTCGTTGAAGAATGGCTAGAGGATTTAGGTTCTGGGTCTGTCATCAAGCAGGTTGGTGGTCTAGGGCTAACAGGTGTTGGTCTACTGTTTGATGGCGGGCCTGGGCTTGGAAAAACCACACATGCTGTAGTTGCTGCAACGGAGTTTATTCGTCGTTTGCCAGAAGATGACGAAGCAAAAAACATTTTAAAGTACAACGGGAACTCAGATTTTGGGATGGTTTCACGACCAATTTATTACCTGACTTACCCAGAGTTTCTTGCTCGAAAGAAAGCAACATTTGATGCAGACCCTGATGAAAAACGAGAACTAACTCGTGAAATAGATGGGTTCCATGGACGTGCAAAAGAAGACTGGTTAAATGTAAGAGTGTTAATTCTTGATGACTTAGGCAAAGAGTATGGTTCTAAGTATGACGACACATCATTTGATGAGATTTTACGCAGTCGTTATGACAGGGCTTTACCTACAATAGTCACAACCAACGAGATGCTGGAAAATTGGTCAGCCAAATACAGCATGGCAATGGCAAGTTTTGCTAACGAAGCGTTCCATAGAGTTCGTCTCGCTAATAAAGACTTACGGAGGGCAAGAGCATGAAAGGCTCAAAAGTGGACTGGCGTACTGTTCAAGTGTTTCTGTCACCTACAGGGGTGTACGAGGTCTCTCTACGTCCTGACGACCCAGAAGCACGTTGTACCTGTCCGTCTTACAAAATCCGCAACTCTTGCAAACACACTGACTTCGTAAAGAAACGCATGGAAGAAAATGATGGGCACTATGCAATACTTGTGCCAGATAACGTTCCTGAAGAAGTCGCAGAACAAGCAAATGAAAATGCTCAAACATTTCGTGAGTTTGTTTTGAAGTATGCAAGAGTCGAGGTGCTGTGAAAAATGGAGACATCTCTAATGAAACACCTGCACGAATAATCGTTCTTGCAGACGTTGTTGCATTAGCAGAAGAAGTAACTGAAAAGAAGTTATTTAAATCTACAACTTCTTTGCAAGTTAAGAATATAAACAAAGAGGCTGTAGCCAAACTTTGGATTATTACAAACCGTTATGGTTTGTCAGTAGAACTTGCTGGAATTGAAGAAGAGGGATGGAATCAAACTTCTTTAGATAAAGTAATAGAAATTCTTGACAGGAGAGGAGGAAACCCGTTTAATTTTGCACAGGTATACAGCGTCACACAAGAACTTGTGGACGACTTGCCGTATAGAGTAAATTTACGTGGTGTCGTAGACATTCAGAGTAGAGTTGCGATGTATGGTTCATGGGGAATAGAACTAGATAACTTGTAAGAGGAGCATTTAAAAGTGGCAGCAGATAACGAACATCGTCTCGTCAGTAAAGTAATTCGTGACAGAGACATACTTCCTGTGCTGCAACGTGGCGTAACCACGGATTGGTTTTTAGACGACGACAACGCCAAAGTGTGGCGATTTGTAATTAAGCACTACGGAGAATACTCCGAGGTCCCAACAGCAGTAACTGTTAAAGACCATTACCCAACTTATAAAGTTTTAGATGTACAAGACTCTTTAGATTTTCTTGTTGACCAAGCCGTTGCATTTCGTCGCAGGTTATTAGTTCGACAAGGACTTGAATCTGCAATTGACAAACTTACTTCCAATGACCATGAGGGTGCATTGGTTGCAATGGAAGCAGCAATCACCAGAGTTAATAATTCAGGTGTTCAAGGAACTAATGAACTTGATTTAACAAAAGATGCAGAAGCAAGATTTGTTGAGTATCAAGCACTAGCAAGTCACACAATGATTGGTATTCCAACAGGCTTCGACAAAATTGACGAAGCAACTGCTGGATTGCAGGGAGGGCAGTTAGTCACAGTTATTGCTCCCCCTAAAACAGGTAAATCACAAATAGCACTTGCTGTGGCGATACACGTGCACCAAAACGGCAAGGTTCCAATGTTCCAGTCATTTGAGATGACTAACCGTGAACAACAACAACGTCACGACGGCATTCGTGCTCAAGTTTCGCATGGACGTTTACGGCGTGGAAAGTTATTCCAAGATGAAGAGCAACGTTACATAGATATGTTAAAAGACATGGACCAAATGAAACACTCTTTTCATTTAGTTGATGCTGTTAACGGTCTAACCGTTGCATCTTTGTCTGCGTCTATCTCAAAGTTAAAACCAGACATTGTATTTGTTGACGGTGTTTATCTCATGATGGATGAAATGACTGGTGAGATGAACACCCCACAATCAATAACTAACGTAACTCGTTCTTTAAAAAGATTAGCCCAACGTCATGACATTCCAGTAGTAGTTACAACTCAGACTTTGCTTTGGAAGATGAAGGGCGGAAAAGTCACGGCAGATTCAATTGGTTATTCCTCATCATTCTTCCAAGACTCAGATGTAATTCTAGGTCTTGAACCAGTTCCCGATTACGATGATTTACGCAATTTAAAGATTGTTGCAAGCCGTAACTGTGCTCCAAGTGAAACAACATTAACTTGGAACTGGGAAACAGGTTGTTTCCATGAAGAAACTAAGATGGCTTCTTGTTCAGTGTGTAAACGAGGATTGATGCCGTGAGTTTTAACATAAAAGAAGTTTTAGCAACTTTAGACCTAGAAATAATACGTGAACGTGGTGATGAGATTTTAAGTCATTGCCCTATGCATAAAAGAATTTTAGGAAAAGAAGATGCCAACCCTTCTTGGTGGATAAACCAAGAGACAGGTGCTCACATTTGTTTTTCTTGTGGATTTAAAGGAAGCGTTTTCTCTTTAGTAGGACACGTAAAAGAGTTTTATGAAGGTGACGACGTAATTGATTATGAGCAGGTAAAAGAATGGCTTGCAAACATACAAGAGGTTACAGTTGAAGAACTAGGTAATCGTTTAAAGAACATGCCTGATTATGTTTCTTTACCTAAACCTATACCGATGTCAGAAGCAAGACTTGCTTTGTTTACTGCTCCTCCTGATTGGGCACTTCACGCTAAAAGCATTACTGCAGAAGCAGCGGAGAAATATGAAATTCTTTGGGATAAAGATAAATGGATTTTGGTTATTAGAGACCCTCACACAAACGAATTACTGGGTTGGCAAGAAAAGTCGCAAAGTACAAAGGGTTTTAAAAACAGGCCTACAGGGGTAAAAAAGTCGTCTACATTGTTTGGAGTTCAACACATGGATAAAAAACGTGTCGTTGTTGTTGAATCCCCATTAGATGTTGTTAGATTAGAAACTGTGGGAATAACAGGAGCAGTAGCAACTTTTGGTGCAATCGTAAGCGAAGCACAACTAAAACTAATACGTTCCAGTGAGTCTGTAGTTGCTGCTTTTGATAATCCAAATACGGATGATGCAGGTCGAAAAGCCTGTGAGTCATTAATTGTCAGTGCTAGGAAGTACGGTATAGAAGTCAAGTTTTTTAACTACAACGGACTCCCAGCAAAAGACCCAGGGGAAATGACTGCAGAAGATATTCATTTTGGATTAGATAACGCAAAAGATATGATTTATGGAGAAGGAGCATATTTTGTCAAATCAAATTAACGAATTAGACGGAGATGAAGACCTATTCCGTTGTAATTCTTGCGGAAACTACGTGTGCGTAGACTCTGATTGTGGTGCTCAACTGGAGCCCGACGAGTACTGATGTTTACGGGTACTTTAAAACCTTACCAACCTGAAGCCGTAGACAAAATGACGGAAAGAGGCAAGGTTCTTGTTGCATATGAAATGGGTTTAGGAAAAACCTGTATGACTATTGCAGCAATAGAAAACCTAATGAGTTTAGGCAAGATAACAAAACCTGTTTTGGTAATTGCCTTAGCCAGCCTGAAATATCAATGGGCTGCAGAAATAAAAAAGTTCAGCAACTCCACTTCCCTGGTAGTTGACGGAACTAAGAAGCAGAGAGAAGAACAATATGGAATGGGTCGTAATTGGAGTGCTAACTCTATTGACTATATTATTGTCAATTATGAATCGGTAGTAAACGATTGGGATGAAATCAATAAGTTAGAGATTTCAGCCATTGTTTGCGATGAAGCAACTGCAATAAAAGGGTTTAGGTCTAAACGCACTAAAAAAGTAAAAGAGTTAGCAACAAAAGTTCCAATTAGATTTGCTCTTACTGGAACTCCTGTTGAAAACGGTAAACCTGAAGAGTTGTACAGCATCATGCAATTTGTAGAACCAGGGTTATTAGGTCGTTTTGATTTGTTTGATAAAACCTTTATCGTTCGAAACAATTTTGGCGGGGTACAGAGATACCGCAATCTTCCATTGCTTCACGAGAAGATTAAAGAAGCGTCAGTTAGGAAGGCTCAATCAGATGCTGATGTTGCCCCCTACCTACCCGCCACTATTCATCTTGACCCAATAACAGTTAACTTTGATAAAAAAGCAAAGGTCTTATACGAAAAGATTGTTTTAGATTTAGTTAACGAACTTACTGAAGCCCAAAACTTGTTTGGTGCTGGGTTTTCTGTAGATGCTCATTACGGTCAAGGCTACGCTGTAGGAAGTCCTGCAGACGCTTTACGTGGTTCAATAATGTCTAAAATTACAGCCCTTCGTATGGTGTGTGACAGCCCTAGGTTATTAGTTGAAAGTTCAACTAAGTTTAAGAACGGGTGGGCTGAAATAGACGGAGAAAGACTTTCTATAGAAGGTGCAAAAGGTGGTAGTGCGTATGCTGCTTCTCTGGCAGACAATGGCTACCTAGATGACCTTAGTGATACCTCTCCTAAATTGGATACAATGTTGAACTACGTTGCAGAACACCTTGAAACTGATGAGGATTCCAAGGTAGTTATCTTTACAACTTACCTAGGAATGTTAGGGTTAATTCAATCCAAACTTCTAAAGAAGAATATAAAAAGCCGTATTTACTCAGGAGAAATGAACTCTAAGGCTAAAGAAGAGGCTAAGTTAGACTTCCAAAATTCTAAAGAAGTTAGGGTGCTCATATCAAGCGACGCGGGTGGCTATGGTGTTGACCTCCCACAAGCAAACCTACTTGTGAACTATGATTTGCCTTGGTCTTCTGGAACTGCAGTACAGCGTAACTCTAGAATACGAAGAGCATCGAGTAAATGGAAGACTGTCATTATTCAAGATTTCTTAATGAAGAAGTCCATTGAAGAAAGACAGTATGAAATGCTAAGTCAGAAAAACGCTATAGCAGATGCTGTTATAGATGGGCAAGGAATAAACGACAAAGGGGGTGTTGACTTAACCGTCGGCAGTCTTTTAAACTTTCTAATACATAAACAGATATGAGGAGAAACAAATGGCACACCCACTAGGCTCACCTAGAGAATTCAACAGCGACGATTTGGTTTCACAAACCAAAGAGTATTCGTCTATTAAAAAAAGCATTGACACTTATGAAACACGTCAAAAAGAATTAAAGACAGAACTGTTTGCAAAAATTGAAGCAGATGGTTTTGAAGACGATAAGGGTAATATGTGGCTCGAACTTCCTGAAGAAGTTGATGGTTATTTAAGTTTGCAAAAACAAAAACGAGTTACTCGAAAAATTAATGAAGACATTGCTAATGACATCATTACAGCAAAAGGACTTCAAGATAAGTTGTACAAAACAGTTACCGTAGTTGATGAAGACGCTCTTATGGCTGCTTTGTACGAAGGACTACTAACTGAAGAAGAAGTTGATGAGATGTTCCCAGGCAAAGTTGTTTGGGCCCTTATGCTAAGTAAGAAGTAATTGTGGCTGGTTTACGCAGTGATGATGAGATTGAAAAAGCGTTTGCTGACCTTCAAT